GATATTCTGATCGTACAGAGAGTTTTATTCATCAAGACGATTGGTGCGATGACGACCACGAGGATAGATTTTTTGAAGAAGAAGATAGACCAGAACACAGTGATTATATTGATAGCTATTATTCTGGTTCCTATCGTAATCATAACGCTTTAGTCAAACCCTATGAAAATTTTACTAATAACACTTTAATTCTAGGAATAGAAAACGAGGTGCAGGTAAGAGGGTCAAGTCGTTTAGGGCGTGATGATTTAGCGTATAATATAACTCAACACGATTTGAAAAACTTTGCAAAATGCAAAGAAGATAGTTCAATCGGTTATGGTTTTGAAATTGTTTCAAAACCTGCTACCTTTGAATATCACAAAACTGCTTGGGATATATTTTTTCAAAACTCGGCTAGATATTTACGTAGTTATAGGGATACGAGCACAGGTTTACATATTCACGTAAATCAAAGTTTTTTTTCTCGTATGGCTGTTGGTAAAATTTTAGAGTTTATTAATAGCGATATTAATAAAAATTTTGTTAACGATGTATCGGGTCGTGTCGCTACTCATTATTGTATGAGACATAATTCTTTAAAGATTAAGAATGAAAAAACATACAGAGACAGGGGGGCATTTCACATATATTGTGATGCTACCAAAACACACGAGTTCAGATGTTTTAGTGGCAATGTCAAAAAGGAAAGTTTTTTTAAAACTTTAGAATTTGCTGTTGCTATGTCGCATTACTCTATGAGTGACTGTCCTACCATTAATTTTAATTATAACGATTTTGTTTTATATGTAAGATCAAATCATTTTAATTATCCTTACTTGTTTAATTGGCTGATGAAAAAAGGTTATTTAAACAAAGGAAAATTAAAAGAAAAAACAAAATTTTATAATAAAAGGAAAGTGAGAAAATTATGTGTTTAATTGTAGTAGGAAACAAAGATAATGTTTCCAAACAAAAAACAATATTAGAAAATGCATTTAGAATAAACAACAATGGCTTTGGACTAATGTATTTTAAGAACGATGATGTTTTATCTAAAAAAACTTTATCAAAAAACTTTGTTGACGTAGAAAACTTAATCAAATCAGTTGTTGAAGATTGTTCTGATAAGTTAGCATTACATTTTAGATTTGCTACGCAGGGCGTGGTTGATAAAATCAACACACACCCCATTACTGTTTTAGATAAAGACAGTAATGGCAGGTCAATTAAGTTAATGCATAATTCACCTATGTTACCAACAGCGTTAATTGATAAAGATAGATCAGATACTCATCAATTTGTTAAATATTATTTGCGACCTGTTTTAAAATCTAACCCAGATTTATTATATAATCAAAAATGGTTAGAACAATTAAACGCTGATTGTGATAGTGCAAGGATGGTTTTTGCTGATGGTAAAACTAATAGTTTTATTTATGTAAATAAAAAACTGTGGGAGAAAAAAAATAAAATTTGGTTTTCCAATGATAATTGTTTTTCTTCTTATTCTTGGATGAGTAATATTTCTTCTGGTTTTGGTCGATCTTCTAACTATCATAATAGTTGGGATTATGCTGATCAAGAAAATATAAATTATTTAAAATCAGACGATGCAAAACAAAAACCTAAAGGCGATCAACAAAAACTTTTTGATTATCAAGAAAATGATCCTATGGATTTTTTAGATATGCCTTTGGATGACGAACTATTATGTCAAATGGATGAAAATCAAATTGCTGATTATGTAAAGAACAATAACGATGAGGTTATTAATTATTTACAGCAATTAAAAAATGACTTTTTTTATAATGAATAACCAATAGCCATTGGTTGTGATAGTGCCTTGAATAAATAGTAATCTTACAAACAATAAAAGGAAAGTGAGAAAATTATGTTAGATAAATTTGAAGAACAAGATTTATTTTCAACAGTTGAAAATTTAGAAAACTTAAAAGAAGATATAGATAAGATTATATCTTCAGTTAAGAATATTAAACCATCGTTGTTTAATAATCCTAGTGTTGCTAAATACAACACACCAGATGGGAGATACCCAACAACACCAATTATAAAGGATGAAGAATGAAAATATATATGCACCCTATTTTATTTAGATCTAAATTACTTATGTACTTATATATTTGGTACATAGTTTTAATTAAAATAAAACTTAAATATTATTTATTTAATAAATAATAAATCAATGGCAAGTTAAACTCTTTGATCCTGCAATTAAAATTGCAGGATCAATAATTACTGAATGATATTCAGCGTCTAGGTACTTACGATTAATTGACAATCTACTATTACTGAAATTTTTACCCCATCCCCCTAAATATAAGGAAGGATTCCTTGTATTCTGGTTTCGTGCTATGATTGATATAAACGTAGAATATGGTAAAACATTCAATATGCAATTTAATCCGCAGAAACTGGAGCATTTATCCGATACGGATCTTAAAATTATCCTTAAAAAGCTTGAATTAGAGTATCAACAAAAGACTCAAAACGATTTTTTATTATTTGTAAAATCCGTATGGACGGATTTTATTCAGGGAAAGCACCACGTTAAGTACGCCGAGAAGCTTGAAAAAGTTGCCAATGGTACCTTAAAGCGCCTCATTGTGAATATGCCCCCCAGGCATACCAAGTCAGAGTTCGCGTCCTATCTCTTTCCTGCCTGGTTCATAGGAAAAAATCCTAAAGCCAAGCTGATGCAGACCACGCATAACGCGGAGCTCGCTTTTCGTTTCGGTCGTAAGATGAAAAATTTAATTGATTCCCCTGAATACAGGAAAAATTTTCCTGACGTGAAACTGGCTTTTGATTCAAAGGCCGCGGGCCGTTGGGAGACCAACCAGGGCGGGGAGTATTTCGCGGCCGGCGTGGGGGGAGCCATCACGGGCCGTGGCGCGGATTTATTGATCATTGATGATCCGCACTCCGAGCAGGACGCGCTCTCCGAGTCCGCTTTGGACAACGCGTATGAATGGTACACCTCGGGACCGAGGCAGAGGCTTCAGCCCGGAGGTTCCATCGTCATCGTGATGACCAGGTGGTCGACCAAGGATCTGACGGAGCGCCTGCTCCGCAACCAGTCCGAGCCGAGGGCGGACCAGTGGGATCTCATAGAGTTTCCAGCCATCCTGCCGAGCGGGAAGCCGCTGTGGCCGGGGTACTGGCAGAAACAGGTGCTGATGCAGACCAAGGCGTCATTGTCCGAGGCCAAGTGGCAGTCGCAGTACCAGCAGAATCCGACGTCCGAGGAGGGAGCCCTCATCAAGCGCGAATGGTGGCAGCGATGGGAGAAGGAGGACATTCCCGATCTCATTCACATCATCCAGAGCTATGACACAGCTTACAGCAAGAAGGAGTCCGCGGACTACAGCGCGATAACGACGTGGGGCGTCTTCAAGCCCGTGGAGCACGAACCGCCGGCCATGATTCTCCTGGACGCGCAGAAGGGACGGTGGGATTTTCCCGAATTGAAAAGAGTCGCCTACAAGCAGTACAAGTATTGGGAGCCGGAGACCACGATCATCGAGGCGAAGGCGAGCGGGATGCCCCTCACGCACGAGCTGCGCCAGATCGGCATACCCGTGATTAACTTTACACCGTCAAGAGGAAATGATAAGCATACAAGGGTTAACGCGTGTTCAACATTATTTGAATCAGGAAAAATATGGGCACCGAAGGAGAGATGGGCGGAAGAAGTTATTGAAGAATGCGCAGCTTTCCCTTATGGTGACCACGATGATTACGTGGACACCGTGACACAGGCGCTGATGCGTTTCAGACAGGGGGGACTGTTGGCGCTGCCCGATGACTACGAGGATGAACCCGTTGATCACGGGAGGAGAGAATATTACTGATGGCAAGAGAATTACCGATTAGACCCGAAGTGGAAGAGGACTTGGTCGTTGAGGAATCAGCGCAAGTTCAGATAAAAGCGCCGGGAGACCTGGTTCAGGAGGACGTGGAAATGATGGAGGATGGCTCAGCCATCGTCAATCCGGATCCTATATCCGCGGCCCAGGGTGACTTCGGCGTCAACCTGGCGGAAATCGTTCCCGAAGGGGAGCTCACGACACTGGCCAATGACTTATCCGGAAACTATGAGGAGGACAAGTCAAGCAGGGGAGATTGGGAAAAGGCCTACGTGGATGGATTGGATCTTCTGGGATTCAAGTACACCGACCGGACACAGCCCTTCACGGGCGCGAGTTCCGTCACCCATCCGCTCTTAGCGGAGACCGTTACCCAATTTCAAGCACAAGCGTATAAGGAATTACTCCCTGCCGACGGGCCGGTGAGAACACAGATTGTTGGCGAGATCACTCCTGAAGTCCAGGATCAGGCCAACAGAGTAAAAGACTTCATGAACTATCAGATCATGGATGTCATGGAAGAGTATGATCCCAATATGGATCAATTGCTCTTCTTCCTCCCGCTCGCTGGCAGTGCGTTCAAGAAGGTCTATTATTCAGATCTCAAACAACGCGCTGTCGCCGAGTTCATACCAGCGGAAGACATTGTTCTTCCCTATTTAACAACCGAGATTCAATCGTGCGAACGCATTTGTCACGTCGTGACGATGATGGATAATGAACTGCGCAAGAAGCAGGCTTCCGGATTCTTCCGTGACATTGACATTCAGCCGGGGCTGCCGACTGACAGCGACATTCAAAATAAATATAATGATTTAGAGGGAACGAATGAGGAAACGTTGATGGACACCTAC